GGTTGCGTTGGCAGGAACAGATGCTTGGCCGAGTCATAGGTGTAGATGAAGGCAAGACCCTCGCCCGGCGATACTCCAGTATCGTTAGGTCCACCGAACCAACTCATTCGGCCTTCGGTCCTCCAAGCGCTAGGAGGTATTGGTGTCGGTGGTTCTGGTGAAGCTTGGCCTAGGATCGAATCTGCAATTGCCGTGCAGATCGGTGCGAAGTTCTGCTGATATAAACCAGCATCGGCCTTGCTATTAACAAAGCAGACTTCCAGCAGGACCGCAGGTTTAGTTGTCGAGTTCAAGAAATACAATCCGGTGTTTCTCTTGGCGCCTCTATTTGTAAGGCGACCTGCGCTTGCCATTGCAGTACTGATACGTGCTGCGAGCTGCTGTTGACTATAATAATAAACCTCACAGCCTCTTGGGCTATCGGTTGTCCCATTGGAGTTGAAATGGACCGACACATCGTAATCCCTGGTCTGCGAGTTGTGCCAGTTTACAATTCGATTAAGGTTCTCCTGTTGCGTTCTGCTGGTAGTGTCCTCATAGCTAACTGCTGAGTTACCGCCAGTGTTAAGCTGTGGCGTCACAGCATCAACAACCCTTACTGCCTCATTATGTTCATGTAGCCCCCAGGGTGCAGGCCCAACTGCTCCTGAGACATACTTACCATGCCCGCTAGAGATTGCTATTCTCATCGAGACCTCCTGTTTTGTCCTTTACTGGTACGCAATTGTAGAGCAGCTGACCCAGCTTCTCCTGTTGTTCCATTATCCTCTCAAACTCCTTTGCCCGACGCTCTGAGATTGTGCTGGTGCCGAAATATATTAGACCTATCAGAGCGAAGTTCATTATAACTAACGCAAGCGACAACGGCTGCGCTCGCATAATATCCATAAACGTAGCAGCGACCTTACCTGCCTCTTCGGCTGGACCTCCGGGTGGCATCTGTCATCCTCCTAGTTCTGTGGTATTAACTGTCTCAGCTTTAGCAGATCGGCTTCATTCTTATCAATCGCTTTCATCACATCGATGTAGGCATTCCGTGCCTTCCGAGCGCCTACTGCCGCCCGTTCGGGCTGTCCAGTAGCATCCTTCATCCAGATCGCAAATAAATATTCGATCTGAGTACGATATGCGTTGTCGGCGGCATCCCTTTGCAGTTGGATTATCCTATCATCGTACTTCGACACCATTAGTGGTTCATCTGCACTAGCTACCGTATACTCTTCCGTTGCAAAGTAACCAGTCAAGTAAGCAATAAGCGAAAGCCAGAAAGCAGCGGCTACGATAGCAACAACCGCTAAGGTAATGCGCCTGTGGGGCGGCAAGTTGTTCATAGCCAACCCACCGCCCCCTGCGTCAGTCGCCGTCGTCTGTCAGTTCGGCCCGACGCAGAACTCATTTGTATAGCTCCCTAGTGTCTCGGCGGTTTAGTCGTTCCTCGCATCAGGAATTCGATTGACGTTGGTAAATCTTTAACTGGACGTTGTCTGCCTTCCATCTGGTCTATCATGCCGCCTATCATATCTGCTGTATAGAATCCTCCGAGTCCATATAGAGCTAAGACAGATAAGGCTCCCCTTGCCGCATCTCCTACGGTAACCTTACTAGGCTCAGTTATGACTTTATGTCCAAAATGAGTTAGCGGTCTAGCCCACCCACCAAGCATTCCTTCTGCTGGTTCCATTCCCGTTTGCATAGCGTGAATACCTTCTCTAAACCCCGGTATCATTCCTCCTACTAGATGCATCAATGCCATCCCATACCACATACTCCAAGTCATCTTTCTTCTGGGACTAACCGCATAGCTTAGCGATCCTACTGCTCCCTCGATAAGTGCTGGAATCAAGAAGAACGAAGTAACATCTTTACTTACGTCGGTGACTTCCTTTAAGGTTGGAGCTCTTAGATTATTCTCAGAGTCATGTAGCATATCCTGCGTTTTCCACATGATTCTATACCCTCTGCCCAATGTAGCGTTGAAGAATGTATATAGCGATGTCATGCTACGCCACAAGGCATCATTCCTTCTCATAAATTCAGGTCTAGTAGCTAACAACGTGGAACCATGAGCCCGCCTAACGGCTCTATCTGCTAACATCGAAGCTTCTTTCTGTGCTTCTTCATAGGTCCATATTCCGGCCTTCATCCTATCCATTTCCTGAGTATATTTAGCCAGCCATACTACCTTCGCTGACATCAAGTCAGTCTTGGAAACTACCATCGCCCCTGTTCGCATGTTTAACTTATTAGCGGTTGAGATTAAATCCATCGCACCCCACCGCCTAGTCAATAAGTCTCTCCATCTAGGCGTACCTTCAACCTCCTCTTGGGCACCGGCTAGTGATTCGTACCACATTTTATTCCGCTGCTGAAGCTCCCCAGAATGTTCCATTATCCAATCGTGGTTGCCCATTATAGTGTATCTATCACTATAAGCAATCTGCCCTAAGGCTCTAACGTAATTCTCCAATCCGACTTCAGTGATTCCATGAGATATTGCGGTCGGCGCATGTTTAAGAGGAACGCTGGGCCTATAAGCGATTGCTGCGCTAACTACTCTTTGTCTCAGTATGTCTAGGAATCTATTGAGCGAATTGTAAGCCCTAGAGTTAATGCCAGGTTGACCGGCCATATCCCTGAGATACCTCTCGAATAGTCCAGCAAATTCAGGGCCTTGGTACCTAGTGACTGCTTGCTGAAAATCACTATCCAACATAATCTTAGATGCCTCACGTATCACTTCTCTGAATGCTATATCTCTAAGCCTACGGGCTATATGTGTAGTCATACCATCGATGTCTAGCGCCACTGGACCAAAGAAGCCAGTTCTTTCCTTCTCGAATCCTTGTGCAGTCCTAGGTTGTTTAATATTATGGAATTCCCCGATGTCATCCCTGATTCCACGATTGACCGGATGATCCTCATATATCATTGGATAGTATGCACCTTGAATCCTGCCCTGCGACGGCGAATCGATTACCCTAGTAGGTATCTTATCGATAATAGTGCCGTTCATTCGCATCGTCATTGCATCAGATTCTTTCTGAATGTCCTTGAATATATCCCATACATCTTTAACATACGACCAATCTTCTGCTGTAGCATGACGCTCGACCCAGTTCTCAACCATGCGTATATTCGCCTGAGTATAGTCAATTCCATAGCCTCTGAGTAATTTCTCGAGGTTTGACGGGGTTCCTAGGTTCAACATTACCGCCCTGAGATTAGCCCTGGTCATTGTCCTATACTTGGCATTACCAAGGTCTGGCATCATCTTGCCAGTTTGCTTATCCCTGACTAGTTGCTGGGGTTCATAAAATATGCTATTAGGTATCGATTCCTTAAGGTCTGTGCCATACTTGGCCAAAGCGGAAATTCTCGGCGCATATACTCTATCTGTCAAACGCCTCCAATTATAGTTGGCTTCAATGATTGGATTCAACAGATACCTATGAAACGCACTATCAGGATTGTCATGTGCCCACCGATCAAATATCCATTCAATGCTCTTCAACCCAACTAGCTTAGACAAGAAGGGACTTTCTTTAACTTTACCTAGTGCATCCCTAACAATCTTCCTCTCTTTAAACTTACTAAGATCATCGATCATCTCACCCTTAGCCTCAGCCAGGTTCAATGCTTTCTCTCTAACGAATAGTTTGCTTTCGTTGCGTCCATGTTCCATTATCGATTGAATGGTATCCATTACGCTCTTAGCTTCCCAGACGTTCATAGTCTTAATGTCTTTGTTCCAGGACTTGTTAAACAATTCGGGATAAACTATCATGCTTGGCATTCGTTCTGTTTCGTCCAATGCTTGATCCCTTGGCAATCCGGCTCTCTCCCGCCGTTGCCAAAACTTCTCGAGCGTTGCATCCTCCCCACGCTGAGCAAGACTCGAATTAATATTATCCATAGTTCTCCTAACGACGTGTCCTGTACGTGTCAATATGTCATGAAGGTGATCAATATGTGCTCCGGGAAGCGTTTCTGCCAATCTATCGAGACCCCTTCTGAGCAGTATATCTGTATTTCTATCATACTTATCGATTGTCTTATTGAATCTCTTGGCTTCTTGTACATATAGCATGGCATTATATTGCTGCTGCATATGCTTGAATGCGGTAACCCAATCGCCTTTGCTAGCGGCCTCGATAACGTTCTGCCATGCCTTACCCATATCTCTCATATATTTGTCAACTAGCCGGCGATCCCATTTAACGTATTGGCTAAACTCCTGCTGAACCATTATCTGCTGCTGCTCTCTGGATATTGGCAACCCCTCCTCAGGTATACCCGCTCTGAGAGCCATTCCCAACAGGCCCTGCTCCATCTTCTCCATTTCGGTAAGACCAGTAGCATGATCGGTAAGTTCAGCATCGATTCTACTAGCCAGCTTACCATACTTTGCTTCCATTACTCCATCTGTTGTACGATTGGCGTAGCGCTCCCAGAATGCCTTTGGGCCTTCTCCCGCTCTGAGCTTTTCAATATTGACCATTGCCTGAATGAATTCCCTGCCACTGTTGAATTCAAACTCACCAGCTATATCATCCGGGTTCATTCCTCCCTTCTTCTGCCACTTAGCAGGAATGGCCTTACGTTCGTCTTCTGTTAAATACTTGGGGTCAATCTTCCGCATTTCGTCAGGGATTTTATCTCCATACAAGAACCCCTCATTGAAGTATCGATACATTTGATATTCAGGAAGCCGCCCCATTTCCTCCCAAACATTCTGGCGTTCCTCTACCCACTTATCTCTCCACCACGACTCCTGTTTTCTCTCTACGTCCTCCCTAGCTTCTCTGCGCTCTCTATGCTGTCTAGCCGTATATGACTTCTGCATTAAGCGTTGCCACCTATCATACAATTTCTGCGGCAACCCCAACTTACGCTGGCCGACAAATAGTTCCTTAGCATCCATTCCAGGCTGCTCTAGAACTGGTTCTATCTGATCAATGCCAGCAGCCCGCTTAACTAAATCCTCATGTGTACCACCAAATTCCCACCCCTGCTGTGCGATGTATCGCTGTGCGTCGGCTGTGGTTGGCCAACTATTATCCAATACTCCATCGACGTAAACGTTGTACATTCCATCATGCATACGAATCTCAGCTCTAGGCTTAGGTCTATACTGATCCTCTAGCTCAGCTATCCTAGCACTCATCTCCGCTATTTTCTGTGGGTCTGTCTCGGTCTTTAACTGCTGAGAGAGCTGATCGTGTTCCTGTTTCAGCGTCTCGAATCGTTGCTGATCGGCTAACTCTCTAGCTTCAATCTTATTGGCTTGATCTATGGTTAACAATTCTCGAGTTGGTTTAACATGGTCATGTAATTGTTGCTTGAGAGCATCATCAACTAGATTTAGCCAATCACTATACTTGATGGGAATAAATCCACCAGTGTACTCAGCATTTCTAAACTCATCGATGAGCCCTGGAACATTACCTAGTATCCCATCGCCAGGCATGGGGTCGTTATTCCCATATATCCGCCTGACAGCGTCAGAGTCAACGTACATACTATCATTGACCTGTAACTCAGCTAGTCTTGCAAACGAATCGGGTGACCGTTGTTTGGTTATAGATTGCAGCGCAGCACGAATCGCTTCATCATGAACCTCCATAGCGTCTTTACTAGCCCTAGCCAATATCGCATTGGCTATTTCATCCATTCCAGGATGTGGAGCCTGACCAGATTTAACCCTATACTCAGTAGCACGAACCATTTCTCCTATTCTATCTAGCTGTTGGCGATACCTCATTCTCTCCAATGGAGTCATGTATCCGGGCATGAACTTGGGCGCAACGCCAGCTATAATTCCAGCCCCCATCAGCAACCCTTCTGTTGCCTCGGCCGGAAAGCCAGTCATCTTCTCTATAGGCTCTGAAATTTCCGCCCTTATTAATCCTGGAGCCATCGCTGCTAGTATTCCAGCCAAAGGACCACCAGCAGCAGCAACGATTAGCGGCATGGTCATTTGACCAACCGCCACGTATCGGTGAACTAACGATTCAGCGTATAGCGCTGCCTTAACACCAGACTCAGATACTCCCGCATCCCTCAGATGTTGTTCAGTATATTCCTTGAGATGCTTCATACTACCCAAATATGGTTGAAGCTTCTCTGGTATCAATTCTGGCGGGTCCTCCATCCCAGAGATTACTCCGGGGGCTCGATAAATATCCATCACGCTAGACTTAAGTGCATCCCATATATACATAACGTCCCGTTCAGCTCCTTTCGATGCGCCATATGGGATACTAATAATTCTCTGACCAGTAGTTTTAAGAACTTGGGTCGCAGTTTCTCCCCCTAGCCATCCAGGTAGATGAGATGGCCATTTATCCATGACCCTAGTGTATGCATCTAGGTTGTGCCAGTCGTCATTACTAACCGTAGAATGCAATCGATTACTATTGACGTACTGCTGAAGCACACTATTGCGATTGACCACTTCATTAGCTAATATGCCCTTATACGCTTGATCTACTGAATCCAAATCATGATACGTATCTACCGGATTTGTATTCGTCTCTTGGCCTATTTGGATGGCCCTAGCCGCTTTGTCTGGGTTGCCTTCCATTCCTTCACTAACTCTCGATTGAGTACGCAGTTGCCTCGCACCCATAATCTCAGAGTAGGCTTGATCAGCTGAATCAGGCATCATTCAGTCTCCGCCGGAGTAATAGTAAATGTTGGCGTCTGTGTTCCGACCAGTTCAGACGGCGTGATTCCTTCTCTCCTAGCAGGCGCTACTCCCTTCAATCTATCAATCATTTGGCTCCTTATGTAGATGTCCTTAGCCACATTTTCATTAACGCCAAACCTGCGCATGTATTCAGTAACTTTATTAGGTGGGATTTCCCATCTCTGATAACCTCCCTGACCAAATATTTTTCGCCAGAAGGTTCCCTCACCAACTTCCTCATTGAGAAATCTAACTATCTGTTTTACCTCACCAGCGGTTGGTGGACGTTTCATAGTTTCTTGGAATGCTTCTCCAGCCTCCATTAATGAATTCTTATACAAATCTCGTAGGTCTTTATCGTCACCCCTCCTAATTGATTCCGGAATATCCGTGCCGCCCAGTTGCATCCATTTATTTATCCTAGGATCGGCCCCAGACAATTTAGCTACTCTCTGCTGCTCGTTCTGAACTTTGTCTCTCCACGCCCTTGGCCAAGGCATACTTTCGATGTCAATATCCAGTGCTTCAGCCCTACGATCGTCCGACTGAAGCATACCCATTATCCTCCTTACTTCACGGTGCTGTTCATTAGTTGGAGGATAATCCGTTTTATTGTTTCTACCAAGAACAAAGCCTTCATATTTCCTTTGTACGGCTGGATCGGCCCGATTAAACGCCTCCTCCACACCAGGGTGCTGCGCCTTAAATTCCTCCATGGTCCTAGGAATTGGTTGATCTGGCCGGAATTTACCGTCAGCAGCATAATCAAGAATATACTTGTCTCTCTTATCTTGGTCCGCTCTGACTTTATTTATCACTGAGAATTTAGCTGAAATCTGCTGTGCAATGAACATCTTTGCTCCAGGCTTGTCCTTCAGCATTGGATCAGCATCGACTTTGTCCCAGGCCTTTTGAATTATCTGAGCTTCGGTTGGCTCTTTCCTTCTTTCTTCCATAGTCGCTGGTTTATTCAAGAAGTCCGTAAGTTTATCAGTCTCATTTCTAGCGAAAGTATTCTCGTATTGCTTACCAAGTTTTGTACGAAGTCCTTCAGCAGCGTCCGGCTTAATCCAATTGTTATCTTGTGCCTTATTAAGTAATGCCAGCGCACGCTGCTGATCATCTTGACCTATTCCGCCGATACGGGCGGCCCAATACTTAGACAATCTTTGTTGCCTAGCCTCTTTAAGCTGGTCACCTTTAAGTCCCTCCAGCGGCGCTTCTCTTTCCTCCCATCTCTGCATCAAGTCCTTGAGTCTCGAATCAAACTCCTCATCGCTAACCCCTGTAGCATGATTGAAAAGATCGGTTACCTCCATGTCTGATCTAGCCTTCTCTGCCCCTAAGGCCGCAGCCTTACCTTGCTGTGCGGCATGCATTCCAGCACGCCACACGGCCCTACTCATAGTCTGTAGGGATTGATGATCATACATATGGCGAGCTTGATCATTCGGCAGCGTAGATCTAATCTGCTGCCTTAGATTATCTAGGCTTTTCATATGTGCGTCCAGGCCTTGAGAGGCGGCATTTCCAGTCTGAGATTGGAAAGCAGCTTCTTGTTGGACAGACATCATCAAATATTTAGTATCGGCCTCAGTAGCGGCTGTTTGATTCTCAACTCCCTTTATAGCAGCAGCACGACTGAAAATCTCATCGCCAGCCCTTTCGAAGCTCCCACCCAATTGAGCTAAAGCGCCACCCACCTGTTCAGTAGCACGACCGAGAACCTGACGACCAGCGCCTAGTTGGCCTAGGGCTTCGCCAATAGACTGGGCAAAATGAATACGGCCGAACTCAATGCCAACTCGAGGAGTCGGTCTATCCTCCGGCGCAACAGACGGAACTGGTTTATACGGAACCTCTGGCATTATTCCTCACCGAAAGTAGGAGCGCCAGCACCCAATGTACTTACTGGCGCTGCAACCGGGCCTGGGCTAGTTGGACCGCCACCACCACCACCGCCAAGCATTCCAGAGAAATTGCCCTGTAACCACTTACTAGATACACCACCAGCAGCACTAACCAGCGATGACATTACTCCAATATCTCCTGCTGTCTTAGCCAGACCCATAGCCTGCTGTTCTAATGGTAAGGCTTGCCGTGTAATTCCAGCAGCTGTCGTAGCATTAATCGCATTCATCTTATCTAGATCGGACATCATACTATGAACAGCAGCCTGCGCCTCGGCTTGACTAGCCTCGACTTCGTGACCATACGCTGTCTTAGCAGCGTCGGCTCGAATTAAGGCTTGGTTATAAGCACCTATTTCAATCATACTCTCACGAACATGAACGGAAGAGCCGGAGTTAATGTCTATGCCAGATGCCCCTTGCGAGGCTTTCGCCGCACCGAGTTCAAATCTAGCTTGCATTCCAGCTTCTTCGGCCTTGATGTCGCCGGTCCTAAGAGACCAGATAGCATTCTGTTTAGCTATGTCTCTATTCATTAGAGAGACAGCTTGCTGATATGCCTCAACACCCGACTTAAATGTCCATTCTTGAGCCGCAACATCAAATTGAAAGGCCTGTCCTATCGTATGGAGCATCTGGCCTTCAATATTCAGCTGCTCACCAGCAGCCTTCGTCGCTGCACCCTGAGCGCCGAATATGCCACCAAGCAGCGACGATCCAATCCCAATCATTCCAGCCGCATTAGCCATTTCGACTTATCCTAAATGGTAGACCCTTCCCTTGCGGTTCACCAAATCTTGCTCCTAGCCACTTCAACCATCGAATTGCCTTGTCGTTGCCAACTATGGCATGGCCACAGATTGATGGGTATCGCTTTAGCATCTCCTCCATGACTAACTGTGAGTGACGAACCAGAATGAATTGATGCTCTTCAATTACGTCCGTGGTATAGAGCCAGAGATAAGCCTGATTAGACATTAGTGTTGGAGGAATTAGACCCCAAATACAAGCCAACTTGCCATCGATTAATCCAATCCAGATGTACGTACTCATTAGCAAGCAATAATCCATGCCCCATTTTTCTTCTGTAGATAATACGAGAGTATTTATGTATCGCTTAGCCTCAGTAGAATCGACTTGCTTAATTTCTGTCATTTTGGCGTGTCTCCTATTACGACTTCAGGAATGACACCCAACACTGTAGCTGGTAACGGATCATCAACTTGTAAGCAAACTTGCCCTGGCACATCCCATAGTGGGTCCATGATTATTCGTTCGTCGGCAGTAACTAACATAACTGGCTGGTTAAGTTGCGTTACTTGATTAAGCTCCTTAATTGGAACTAAATGTTTAAACGTTCGCCCAGCTTTGATCCCTCGGCTATCTTTAACTCTTACTGTTAGCGCTCCAATCTTCTTGCGCTTGCCCTGAATTGTGTTGGTCTCTTGGCCTAGATCGAGCGGCATTGTTTGCAGCTGAGCCTGAAAGCCCAGTCCCACTGTAACTTTGCTAGCAGGAGATGGAAGAGTTATGCCAGCGTTAAAGACGGTTAGTCCATTAACAACACCACCATCAGCCAGAACAGATACCTTCTGCCCCTCCAGATGGCTAAGGCCATGTATTGTGGTGAATAGAGCATCTAAAGTCCAATTCCCATTAAGGACTATATTCGGACGATTTATAGGGTCGTCTGGTAACAGATTAGTAAACGGTGATAAGATCGTACCAGTAAATGTAAAGTTAGATGTGACGGCGGTAATTGTAACTCTTCCACCACCTGCTCTCAAGATAAAGCCTACCTGGTTACTAGCAACCACCGCAGCAGAAGTGGAGAACCCTACAGGCCCACCAACCACATTACCCTGCGCTCCGAGAACAATGGTTAGATCGGCATTGGGAAATTGATGGGCATTCTGTACAGCAGCATCAGAACTCCAGGCATCTTCGGCTCCAAATGGAAATGTTCGTTCATGTATCCTCTCTATCATCTTTATAAAGGTCCCGTTTGGTTTGGGCCTATCTACGACAACATAGGCGGCGTCTACTGCGCCTTCTGTGACAGTGCAGATTGACTTGAAATTGCCGAGAGTATCATGCCTAGCCCACCCGTACATCTCTTGTTCTCTGATTGCCGTCAATGATAGCAAGGCTCCATCATCTCTAACAACCCAAACAATCTTAAACGGTTCTTCTGCATAGGCCCATTCTACAACTTGATGGCCATAGAAGAGATGGCTAGACATAATAGAGATGTCATTGCCAGTATAGATGTTGGCATAGATGTTGTAAGTTAGGTCTCGAACAATTGAACCTTTCTGTTGAACATACAAAATGTCATAATTGATTAAGATTGGCGGAACATCGTTAGCACCGATATAGGCCTGAGCAGTTGCCGTCAGTGATGTTGGTGTGATCGGTCCGCCTTGCGTTGCAACGCCACCCGCACCACCTGAGACCTGCCATGCGCCCTTAGTGGTCAACATAACTAGGCCCGATGGCATGGGGATCATGCTCTTAATCTCGTTAACCTCCAAACTGACGAGCCTCGCATCGACAGAATCATCCGACTCGCTAGGATTGGAAATATCAAAGTTGTAATAGGCTCCAGGTTTACTCATTGTGAACCTATCAACGTCAGCCCCGCCGAAGTTAGCGTAAACCAGTCTTTGCTGAAAGTAAGCGCTAACCTGCGGAATTGGACCTATGCTTATAAGCGGATCGTTATGTATCGGTGGGGATGCGCTAAAGTCCGGCGTTATATTAGAGTTGACGAACTGTAGACCAGGAGCATTAACTGTGCCGACAAAGCCATGAATTACGCTAGTGCCGGGATCGCCTAGATACGATGGCGATGTACAATAGACATTATAACCTGTAGCTCCCCCCACCGTCGTCCAGAAAACCTCGATCGAACCAGCTGTATTTCGCAGATCGAGAACACCTACAATCGGGCCCGGATTAGATGGACCGGATTCTTGACCAGTTGGATCAATAGCCGTTACCAAGAAGTTGTACGAAGCTGGCCCTAGCGACGTGGCAGTCACGCTAGATATACCTGGGGCGGCTATTGTAGCTCCAAATACCGCTGGAACCAAGGTCCAGTTAGTAGCAGAGAATAGCGTCAGAATATAAGGCCCAATGACTGTCGAGGTTATATTCATAGTATTGGCTCTTTGGGAAAACTTCAACTTCGATAATGCTGTAGCTGGCCAAGGGGTATTTATAGTAAAGACCCTAGCCACGATGCCGCCACTGATTAGCGGGTCCCAAGTAGTCGAATCAACTTCAGCGCCAGTAAACGGGTCAACAGCTTTGAACTGATTACCTAAGGTAGACCCAACTAGGAAGTATCTGTCATTAGCCTGGCTCAACCCAAGATTACCGCTGACAAATACAAGATCGCCAATAGCAAAGTTATGGGGCGGAGAAGTGGTAAAGTCAGTGGCAGTCCCCAGAACAACAGCAGTAATGGTAAATGCTGTCTCTACAACAGAACCTCCATCAGCTATAAATCTGAGCTTACCGTCTTCAAACACCAGGACATAAGTGACATCAACTGATTGCTGAAATCTGACTAGTCTAACTTGGTTCATCCCGGTACAAGGCTGGATGAATTCTGTTCCCGGTCTTGTCGAGGCTCCAGATCGGTAATCGACAAAGAAGTTGCGCATTGTAGCTGCGCCGCTATGGTACTTGGAAATGTCAACCCTGGCGAATAGGCTCGGGGAGAGTTCACCACTAGCGAATGAGGCTTGAATAACATTTTCAGACATCACCGACCCAGCACTTTACCACTTATGCTCCTTATTCCACCGCTCCAACGCAGTCCACCACGAACGCTTGATCTTACGACGCCATGCTAAATTCCACACAGTTGACGGCGTGACCCCGTACCGTGGAGCAATCAAGCGAGCCGGAACACCAGCTCGGTAGAGTTTCTCAATCTCTCGTTTCTCATCTTCGCTGAGTACCCATGCACGTTGTTTCATCCTCAGTAGTACATAGTTAGCGCTGGACCCCAATCGAACATGATGTTCGGGCTGAACTCCCAAGCTTGATAGCTAATCCCACGGGTGCGTATCCAGTCGGGAGTTACATCGTTGATTGTTAGGCCTTCGTTGCCGTCAGTTTGTCGGGCTAGTGTTATGAACTGATTAGCCTCCTGAATCTTCATCTGCGCTAGTCCTTTGTCCCCGGTAAGCGCAATGGCAAGTCTTCCGCCTAGCGCAGCGACTAGAGCTTGCTGAAATTGATCGTCCCATACGTCAGGATTGATAACCCGCCGATTATAGCAGAGTATGGCTTGCTCTTGGTTGGTGAGGATGACCCTAGTGTCTGCCCCTCCATCTGCTGGCCTTCCATCTTGTCCAATCTGGTCAATTGCGACCTTGAACCGCACTGGAGGACCATTCCAAAATGCAGGAGCGCCTCCGGTGACAGCCGTCGTAATCGGCACCCCGCTAGCGAAGCCGGTAGAAAACTGAGGGACAATATATAGCGGCCTAAGGCAATCTGAAGGATAAGCATACTCAAAGCTCCAAGGTGGTGGAGGTATCCCTCGCTGCCATTGCGTTGTGCCAGGGGTTGGATTCTCTGGCGTTCCCGGCGCTGCACAGATTAGCGCAAGATTGACAAAGTTATGCGCACAATTCCATGGAGCCAAGCGCAGAACTTCATCTCGAAGAGGCTCCAACAAGAGCTTAACCTGAATACTCTCGTTGGAGCCCTCATCGAGCGATGCTATCTGCGACCTGGTCCCTATGGCAGAGAGCGCTCGATTCGCTATGTCTACTTCACTTGTCACTCATCTCTCCAAGTGATGGCTTTGACGGCCCACATTTGTGCACCTTGAGCTTCGGTGATGGCGATAGAGAACAACCGTGCTGCCTCGTCACTACCGTTGCCTTTGCGCCAATCATTACAGAAGTCGATGACCTCAGCGTAAAGCTTCTTAATGTGCTCCACGTCCTCGCTGCCACTTGGGTTAAAGGTTAAACCCACAGCTTTCTCGCCGAAAGTCATTTCTCTTTGTGGTGTGTCAGTCATCCTCGTTGACTCCCACTTCTATGTATAGTGTGACCACCGCCAGCACGGCCACCCTCGCCACGACTAGCTACTGGACACTGAGCCATTCCGTGATTGTCGCCATGAAGGCCAGGGGACTCAGGATCGTGGATATTAGTTGGGCCACGTGGGGGCTCATATTTCATCACATCCTTCGCTTGCATGACTCCACCAGACTTGGCAGGAGGGGCCTGAGGATGTGGGATGTCCCGCCCATATTCGCTGAGAATGTCTCGACCGCCTTTCATGCTGCTTTCTCCTCTTCTGCCTTCTGTAACTCCTCTAGCCTCTTTGCCTCGGCCTCAGCTTGCTCTGGATAGAGTTCTTCCCAAAGCTCTCTATCGATCGCAGCAAGTTGCATTGCCGCAGATTCCCTAATAGAAGGGAATACAGTTGCGTCTTTAAGGTCTGCTAGAATGCCAAGTAAGGCCTCGACCTTATCGACATCAAACTCTGGTACCTTTTCCTCTTCAACCATTTCCATCTCCTTCTTTGGTGGTTCACTTGTGCTTTCCTTGGGAGCCATGGGGGTGTATGGTCCTCCCGCCACCCGGCCCAAGAGCCGGTCGGTCCGTTCTTGTAGGGTTAAACCCTCGCTCTTCGACGACATCTTCATCCTTTCTCCAGGGCCTACTCAGCCCTAGATTAGAAACGTCTTCTATGTCCACTTTCCGGGAGATCGGTTCCACTTTCCAACTTTCTCTCCCGCTCTTGTCTGCTCGACCTTGCTTCATCTCTCATCTCCCTTCTACGAAATCGACCACCTTGACTATTCTCAATGTCAAGTTGATCTAATAGAACCTTCTGCGATCTTGCCATCTCGCCTTTAGTCCATTCTGGTGGCTGCATACCGATCTGCTCATAGAAGAATCGAATGTAGATCATGTTATGCAGATGCCACGCCAGTAACAGAATCTTAGGCGGAATTAGATCCGAGACCGGATTTGGGTCATCAGGATCGACGCTATACAGCGACTCTAAGTCAAGTGGATTGAAGGGTAGGTTAGCCATTCTTTTCGCCCTTCTTCTTTCTAAGAATTCCAGTCCTCTTATCTGCTGCGTGGAACTCTTTTCCTACGGACGGCGGTATGCCGATGTTGCCCTTGCCCTTAGCAGCGAGCATCATCGCTATTGCTTGCTTTCGAGTTTCCGATGGCATCTCTGCCTCCTATATAAGCCATACGCCTGCGGCTGCGGCATCGGTTGACATCCAGTAAGTAAAGGGACCTGGCTGAGATGGATTCATGGGCTGTATGTTAAGCGATGCGCCAGCTGGCAGTACGTTTATGCTATCAGCAGCGTTTGGAGTTACGGTCAAGGCATGGGTTCGTGTTGAAATCCAAAAACCGAATCCGTTCCATAAGGTATTGGCCCTTGGGAGGGTAATAGTTAGTGTAGTGTCGCAGGAGAATCTAGTCATGTGATGGGATGGCAGTATGGTAAAACTGCCAGAAACATGAACTATTGGAGAATTAGCATCCATCAAACCAGCACCAGATACACCAAGCTGTAGGCCTAAGTTTGGAGTTCCGACTCCCATTGCTGCTCTAGCATTGGCAAGGGTCGAAGCTGTAACAACTGGAACCATAACGCTAGAAACAACAACATTGCCAATAACTCCAGGGGTGGCTATAGGATTGCCAGCAGAGTCAAATGCCATAAACAGCGTGGCCCTGGCCGCTGCGGCTGGCAACGGCGTTGGCTGTGGATCGGTTGCCGGGACTACAATTGCTCTGTTCTCTAACTCATTTAATTGCTGACAGAGCATGGTAACATAGTCGAGAGCAGATTCAATAGCAATTTGATATAGAATAGCCTGATTAGCTAATGAGGTTCCTTGAATCAACGGTAGGGTTCGAAGAATAGTCACAGAGGACCCCACCGGTAGCGGCGTGCCAAGGAGTGTAACTTGGCCCCCAATGCCGGTTGGGTTCGGCGCTATCGGTGGGTTGAGAACGATGGTATATTGATTAGCAGGAAGAATTGTTATGACGCCAGTGTTACTTACAGTTATGACCTGAATGTCAGTTGCGGCCACACCAGGGAATGGAAAGGTAAAGTTTGTGGTTGCGCCATCGCCAGCGTAAGTGATTTTGTTAGTGGTTGTTGAGACTGTCATTTTACCATCTCGACGAATACATCAAATTCTGAAGGGCATTTCCAGCTTGACCTGTAGCATTAGTGGTCCCATTATCAGTCCATTCCAGCATTTGAACGAAATGGAAACCAACTAACGATGCGTAGGAACGCCTGCCATTTAGTGTAGTTTGAATAACACCTGCATTGGAATACCCTAGAGCCTTACTATCGAATACGGTACTTGCTCCACCAGATGCTGTGTTATAATCAAGTGCGAATCCATTAAACACAGAGTTACCAGCGGCACCCGCTGTCGCCGTGCTCATGAAGGACATATCAATGCTGTCCTCAGCTACTCCAATCACGAAGTTTATTCGATTGGATGCCGAGCCATTCATAAATCTAGTACCAGCCCCACTAGTAAACGTCCAGCTTCCAGTGGCATCACTGGCCCATGTTGTTAACTGAACACGATTGTACATATTCCAGAGATAGACTGTACCTGGACCAAGCGAACCAGTATTAGTTATATTGAGGCCGACCGACGTTGTGCCAGCAGCGCTTGAATAGAATGTACCGAGATAAGTCGCTTGATTAGCCGATACAGGGCCATAGTTGTTAGCGCCATTGTAGCAAAAGCTAATAGCATTGGTGTTAGTAATGTATGGCCTAAGACGACTAATTGCAGAGTAACCAGTACCACGCCCTTGGTTAGTGCCGGACGTGTCGCTAGCCCAGCCCCCACCAGCATTATTGGTAGCAATACAAAGTTTATTGCCCCCGGTATTCACCCACCAAACATCAAATACTCCACCAGCATTAATCACACCAGTACCAGAAGCAGCCATCGTAACGGAAACCGCACAGCCCGGAACCGTATCTAATACATCAGTTGTGCCGTTAAAATACGGCACCTGATTGCCCATATAGCATAAGTAATAGATCGTGTTATTAGTATTGCTGCCAGTCATCACTGGTTGGCCATTCACCAATGACAACCGACCCTGCGGCGCAACTATAGTAGCTGCGCCGCCACCACCAGGGGGAGCGGCCCAAGTACCGTCAGCACGCAAGAAATTGACCGTGCCACCGCCGCTAAATGGGGCTAGGCCTTTAAGTGTAGATGTGAATACATTAAGGTCAGCTGTAACCTGTGTTGGCGTCTTCTCGCCAACAACGCCAGCGTTATCATAGACATAGTTGCCAGATGTGCCGCCAGTAATAGCTGTAGTGCCAACTGCAATAGGCCCTGCTGGCGGTGCCGACCAAGCCCCATCCGCCCTCAGGAAATTAGCTGTACCACCACCGCTGCCTGGAACTTGTCCTTGAACAGCGGAACCAAACAATGTGCCTGTGACCTGGATGTTAGAGCCGCTTGGCGAGACTGAGATACCAGAACCGGCAGTAATAGCAAGGGCCCCAGTTAGTCCATTTAATGACGAAACACCAGTAAATGTTGGAGCAGCCCACGTTCCGTCTGCTCGCAGGAAGTTTGTTGCGCCTCCAAGACTTGCCGGAACTATGCCAGGGACAGTAGACGTGAACTGTACACCCGAGATAGCAACTGTATTGGAGCCTGGATTAGTGACTAATACACCAGAATTGGTAGCATTGCTGATAGTTATTGCAGGGCCGGTATAGGCATTGATAGTGGTTATACCAGTTGCTCCGGTCGGCGCTGCCCACGTGCCATCGGCTCTTAGGAAGTTAACTGTACCGCCACCACTAGCTGTGACACAGCCACTTATCACTGATGTAAATGCATTGCATAGAGTCGTCAATTGTGTTGCGGTTAGGGCTACTGGTGTGGTAGAGCCAGCCGTAACGCTGCCCAATACTGTGTTCTGCGGTATGCCTGCGAGAGCTAGATTGCCCGCTGTCACAGTGAAGCTAGAGCTAAGGTTGATACCAGCAACAACTGCGCCTGTGGTTGGGCTAGCCGTTATTGGCGCTGTACCTGTAACAGATGCTACTGCGCCGCCACCGCCACCAGCAACACAAGCTGGAGCTGCACCAACACCGCCGGGCCAGCCTATGGTCAATCCAGTAGCACATGGGCCTACGGCAAGCCAACCAACAGTACCAGGGCCACCACTATAAGGAACAGCAAACTGTGTAATATCCTGCGCCGACACAGACGAGGATAGCAACGACAGCGCAAATGCAACAAGCCTTTTCATCCTGACCACCATCCATCAAGCTCGTTGAACGGATATAACCTAACTAGCTGTCGGTTCTGCACTATAGTCATTGTGGCTAAGGTCTTGTCTATCTTCTGTGTGCCGAATGGTACTATTTGGATTGGGAAGGCAGCGGCGTTACCCAAATCTTTGATCCAGATGGCTCGTTCAAATCCTGTGGCTGGCTGGTATGCATACTCGTTAACCCACAGCCTAACATCCGGGAGATTAATAGTAACAGCACCAGCCACATTAACAAAGATAACACTGTCGCCAGGAGCCACGGTATACGTTCCGGCCGTGGTAATAAATCTCGTCGGTTTGACCTGTACATCGAGCCACCCCAATGTTGGGCCTAGATAGGTTCTAGCCCGTTGCCAAGCATTACCAGATTGGTCTAGGTCCATCAGAACCGCCTTGCAAATCCTTTAGACTTCCCCTGCTCAATGATCTGATTCTGTAGTGAAGCATTCTGCTCCATCAGCTGCTTAACGGTGCTTTGCAGATCATCGAACTGCTTCTTAGTAACACTACCAGCGGAGACATTGGGCACCTGAGCTACTCGGACGTTATCCTTGACGGCTTGAACGATTTGTAGTTCGAGGCTACTGAGGACCGATTGAGAGTACGACATATTCAGCGAGTCGATTGGATGTATCCAGACCCCACGGCTAATAAAGTCTTCCGTTATAGCATGAGCTTCATCGTCCAGAGGTTCCATGTCTGGAGTAGGATTGCCAATGAAGACATGGTCATGCGGATGAGCAGGGTCGAACTTATTGCTGACCACAATCATCTCATTGACCTTGTCATTCCAATCGGCGTTGTCCTTCGGATCGAGGTACAGTGGGACAGCTAGAACCATTCTGCGCTGACGACCGGTATCTCGATCAGTTTCCTTATATTCCCATTCAGTTCCAGGGACGTTAAGGTAGTGCTTGTCCTTGAGAGCCCATCTGGCCATATGTCACCCATCTATGCTATTGACACCAGTTATGGTGCAAGGGATCGGAGTAGATGCGAATCGGCTGGCGTTGCGCAGAGTTGTGGCTGCGCCGTCTAACGGATTCAGCAACGGCGATATTCCGGCTGATGTACCGAACGGAGCATATACCACATCTCCAGCTACCGCATTGCCGACAGTATCGGCGTACTTCGTACCTGCTTTGTAGCTCTTGTGGCCTATCACAAAAGCTGCTAGACCTTGCCATCTTGCCATTTTAACCTCCATAGAGATGGTAGTACACATTAGCGTTTATTGGACCTGTGCCAGTGATTGTGTAACAGAGTTGCCAGCCTGTTATTGGTGAGACAGGAGTAGGAGTCGTGTAGAAGGCCACCGGTGATCGGCTTACCAACACCCCATTGATGCCAAGGGAAAACGTCGGTGTTATTGCAAGCGTATTAGCATTGCAATTAGTGCCCGTGCCTACCGTCAGCTGAAACGTACCGGCTGCGGCACCCGCATTGATGTCGTAGCCGCAAACAGCTATGATCTGACCCGTCGTGCCAGTAACTGCTGCTGTGATTGATGTGGCACCAGCACTAACAGTAAGGACTCGCCCACAGTAGACTTGCTGCGCTCCGGCTTGCTGCGCAGAAGATGGCTGGCACCCCGCCAGAAGCAGAATGCCAACCAGTGCCGGGAGGAACAGGCGTTTCATGTTATTGTATCCTATACCAAGTCGTGGTCGAGGCTACGTATAGCCATGCACACGTTGCACCAACGGCTTCCGTAGCGCAGGCTCCGTTGACCACGGTTTGACCAGCAGCCGCAGTCAGCGTGATTGTCTGGGTAAAGGCTGCACCGGTTCCGTTGGTCACCGCTATCTTCTGGCCATCTAACGGCGATGCTGGAGCATTAAAGGTTATAGCACCGGTTAGCGCAGCTGTGAAGATAGTAGCAACGGTATTAGCGCCAGGGGTGACTGCCCCAGTTGTGACACTCGATAAGGCATAGCTCGAGGTATTCCGCATGTGATTGGTGGTGACAAAGATACTTGGACCACCAGGACCACCTGTGGCTACGCTCCAGGTTTCATTGCCGCTAAGGCCAGATGGGGTTAGCTGCTGCCCTATCACTAGGGTGGCCCCGAGGACTGCAATCGCAATCCCCAGGAGCCATGCAGACCGTCGAGTCATCAGTTCGTTACCACTACCCCAGGCGGGTAGCCGCCAAGGACGTTATTGGCAAGTGCGTTGTAGAACTGGTCATGCCGATCGAGCACGATCCAGGCTTTGATCGTGCCGCCTGTGCCCGTACCAGCGATGGTATAGGCAAGCTGGAGGAACCTTGGCTCAACAACGCCAGCCGGAGGCCGAGGCATGTCCATATCGTACAACCGTGCACCAACTACCAGAGTAGCTAGTGCATAGGCCGGGCTTAACCACCAAGTCACGAACGTGCCTGGAGCACCAGAACCGTTATCAGGAGCACCCTGCAAGGCAACTTGAAGTGACGTTAAGCCAGTAAAAGCTGCGGTAACGAGGACCAACAGCTTCATGGCCGGGTCATCGCCGATGCCAATATCCCTGGCTCCCTGGCCTGCTGCGAGGACAGGAATGCCAGCCATATGGAGGTCGATGATGTTGGTAGAGGTTGCGCTGGCTGTTGGGCTATCGCCAACGCCGGTTCCGCCGCCAACTGAGCTTGTGAATTGTAGAAAGCCGTCAAGGATCATGGCTGTCTCCTACGTGACTTGAGCTTCGTTGTTCAGGATCGCATCACAGGTTCTGACTGGAATGCTCCTGAACGTGGTGACTGGCTTGCCTTCGAACTCCTCGATCCTGAGCAAGACGTTGGTCTTGTTCATGGCCTGGAGGTCGAGGTATGTTCGAATGACACGGTTAGCGTATATAACCGTTCGTCCCATGTTAGCCCGTACCTCCGGAGTGTCAGACGTTTGGATCGTAGTTGCACCAGCAGGTGCTGTAGGAAGTCGATACAATCCTCTGACGAGGAGATTGATAAGGTTCGCTGCGTTGACACCGGAGAGCTGGGTGATGTCGATGTTGCAGATTCTGACGGCATAGCGCCAATCCCTGGCTACCAACCCGATTTCCCACTTGAAGTGGTCTCGGTAGGCTTGGAAGGTGTTGCCACTGGTGTCTTGGACCGGCCATTCACCCATGTCACGATGTTGAAGTCCAGTGACTTTCCCTTTAGGGAACGTAGCATGCCAGGTGTCTGGTCCCCATACGACGATCCATAGAGAAGTGTTAGTACTCGCAGTGCCTCCCCCGTCGAGAACATTAGCTGCCGTTTGGGAGTTGGCGGGGTTTTTGGTGCTGTATCTTGGGGCAAGGCCTGTGAATCTCTCTGGGTTGATGAACTGGTTCCCATAGATCAGCGTGGCGGCCACCTGTTGAGACATGCCTTCCAGAAACGCCTTGACCTCCGAGAGCCGGAAATCTGCGGTGTTTCCGTTAAGATCAGCCACGTCCTTATCGATAACCGCATACGTCTCCAGATTGCCGCAGGTGTCCACAATCTGAGCCGTCGTAGACTTAGCATTGGGAACGCCTGTGTTGAGCAATCGCCAGGTTGCTTGGGGTAGACCTGTACGTACAGTGGTCTTGTGACCAGTTGGTAGGTTACCTTCAACAACGAGCATGTCATCGAGGATCTCATTCGTTTGACTGAGCAATTCGATGATAACAGCTACATGATAGCCGTCATCCATTCGCTTGGCCCAATCGGCATAGGTTAGCGCAGTTGCGCCAATCGTAGCCATGATCGACTCCTATTCCTAGATTTCTCCTCTTGGTTTGCGTTGGCCCATCTCCATTCATCCACATCTGTGGCAGGGCAACTGATCTAATGAACTCATGATGTTAGCGCCTTAGCTCGTTTGGGTTTAACAAATAAGTGACCTTTCATGTCTGGATTCCGAAATATGTCAACTTCATTAGTGTCTAAATCCTTAATCCCAGGATGATTATCGGGAACACTAAATCCCTCAGGGGCTTGTTCTAGGAATTTATTCAGATCCCTTGTAGCCTCTCCAGCGTAGAAAGAGCTACCAGATGGCAGTCCATGGAACCATCTATTCCACTCGCCTTGTGGCAATGTTGGATAATCCTGCGCACGCCGGTTCATCTGCTGCGACCAGCCAGGGTCGGGATATGTGAATTGTTCTGGCATCACGGTAGATTCGGGTACATGGCCTTAGCGGCTGTAGGCATCGTGCCTGGCTGCGTCTGGCCTGCTGGCGATGGCCCCTTACCAGCGACATAACCGCCCTCGGTTAGCCGTGAGGCCATCTCATAGAACATTCGGATAAAGTCCGGATGGTTACCAGCACCAGTAAAGTCCATAACCGAACGGAAGCCTTCAGCAAGCCTAGGATTATCTTTAGCTACTATGTCGATAGCTTTCGATATGGTCGAGGTCACTTGAGTTAGCCTAGGTCCGAGGAACGGATCAGTCTTAACCTGCTTCACCCATTCCTGCTGTGTATTGCGCCAAACCTCGTAAGGCTGATTAACCGCTTCATTCGTCTTGGCGACGTAGAAATCAACAAGCTTTTGACCCTGCTCTTGGGAGAGATTCATTCCCTTGAACATAGTGCCCGCTTCCTTGGCTACTTCTTCATCAAGGACATAGCCTTCTGGCACGTTGAATGGAATATAGGCTTCAGGCGCACCCTCACCAGCTGGTGGGGTCTGATTAGCAATCGATTTCTCCTCGGTCTGATTAACTAACGACTTCGGCTCATCGGTCGGTGTAGAGGTCTCTGGCTGCGTCGAAGTCTGCGGAGTCGTCGCCGCCGGAGTCGTCGTCTGACCCCGATCCGCTATCGCTCCCGTCGCCGTCCGTTCGACTGAGTCGGGCGTCTGTGGCTGACTGTCTGGCATTTCGCTCTCCCATCATTAGAACATAGTTATCAGGACACGATGCCATGATGTCGGTAAGTAAGAGAATGCCAACCTCACGCTGTCCTTCCATGAAAGCCATTCTGTGGGCGACATCGGAGTAGCTCGTGGAGAATATGTGGCAATGTTCGAGTAGGTCACACATCCATCTTCGACCTGGCGCAACAGACATGATGCCTGATATAATCTCACGGCGCTGCGTCTCCTCTAGTTTCGCTTGCTTCTCCAGTGTCCTCACATCCTTCCGATTGCCTGCATCGTAGGGCATCGAATCCATCCTCCACTAGCGCATCGATTACAATGGCGTGAAGAAGCTGTTGTGCGGTGACATTGTGACGATCACGCAGTTGTACGAATGCGTTAAATTCGCCATCGCTTAGTCTGACTGCGATTACATGACTCATGCCGCAGCCGGGCCTCCAACACCCATCATAGCTTGTAGAGCGTTCTGACCACCGCCCACATCAGTCTCGCTTAACGTCTTAGCCCCAGTAGCAAGCTTGGAGGCCCGTTCAGCCATCGCTTCTTGCTGCTGCATCGCCTGTTGCTGTTGTCTCTGCTTTCTAAGCGCCATCAGAGCTTCTGGTGAACGAATCATTCTAGGGTTGTTGTTCATCAGATTGGAGTAGATTTGGAGGGTAGTATCGAGATCAATGTTGTCCATCACAGAGGGATCGACTCCAACAAGCCCTCCTGCCAGTTGGAGAGTTCTCTCAATTCCACTAGAGGCTGCGGCTTGTTGAGCTTGGCTAAGCATTGAGACGTACTCAATGTCAATGTTAGCTCCTTGAATTTCAGCTGGGGGTGGCGGCAGAATTCCGGCCCTAGACATAATTGCGAAGGTTCGTTCGATTGCAGGAGACAGCAGCTCATATTCGATCCTTTCCAGTACGGGGCCCAACATAACCAACGCTTCACTACGCCTAGCATCGATTTCTGTCGCCGATACATTGGATCGGGTCTGGAATTGTGAAATAACTTGGAAAAGATCGTTATAGAATATCCTTCTGATCCGTTCACGAACCTCATTCAAATCTTCAGAGATTTCAGCAATTCCCGGCTTCCAGTTCCCATACGCTGGTGCAAATCCTGCATTGTTAGCTTGCATCATTCCTGCAACATAGGTGGTGCCGCCTGGGAGTAGCGATGCCGGTTGATTCTTCAATTGGATGTCAGCTATCATTGGCGGGTTAACGGTTTTGTCGATTGCCTGGGCTTTGCGCCGAACCTGCTGTTGAAGTTGCTTCACATCCGGCAGCGCATCCATGCCTGGACTCCTGCCGTAAGCATCATTACTCACGAGGTCCCATCTAACGCAAACGTGGGGAGCCTCGTTGAACCCTTTCTTTCTAAGGAACCCCGGCGCATACGAAATACCTCCTTGCGGACTAGCCGAACCACCCCATTCCCAATAGACTTCTCGATACTTGAAATGACTGGGTATACCGAACTTGTCCGGCTTGTCATTCGGCTCGATCGCATGCGCAACGATGATTTCCCTCGTGAGGCCCGCTTTGCCTTGGTCGTAGAGCATTTGGACTTGCTTCGACGTATTTTCATAGCCGAATTCATCTACGGTTTGGGCTGAAGTGAAAGTGAACTCCCGGAAGAAGATCAAGGGGCGATATTTGCCATCGTTATCAACATAGTATTCGCCAAAGCATGGATTAACGCAATTGATGACATTATCAAAGTCCTCATAGATCAACATAACTGCTGTGCCGAATATAACAAGATCGAAGTACACAATCGCAATTGAATTGTAGAAATTCGATTCTTGAAACACGAGCATCATCAAACGCTCGCACTCGGCCAACCATAAAGAGACAGGGGAGGTCTGCGTCGAATCGATACGGCCAATCTTTAACCTGAACCAGGGCCGGGTTGGCGAGGAGATACCAGACATCATCCCACTCGCTAAATTGCGTGCAGCCAGAGTACCAGTCGAGTCCAAGATGTGTTGATTGATTGGCGAGCCACGAGTCATCTGATTTGGAGTGATAAGCCATTTATACCTACGTGGTAGGAGGAAATCAGCTAACTCACGAGCATGGACCCACCATGAATAGCGATTAACACGCAAACCGAGCAATCGCTCATTGACATGGCGATGTAGCTCCAGGTCTTCGTTACTGACGTACTTATCGCCTATTCGCTGGTCGGCCATTACCTACGTCTACCTTGGCCTCGTTGTGAGAAGCCCTTCATTCGCTTAGGCATCCTAAAACCTACGGTATCACTGTGCGCACCCTTACCAGAATCCAGCAAGCGACCCATTCCATGCATAATGGCAGCCGATTGAAGAATCTGAGATGCGCCCGGAGTTGAATCGCCAAGCGTATTCATTGGCTTATCTTCCATTAGTTGACCTACGTCGAATGGGACTTGTGGCATCATTCCTCTCCACCGAATGTATGGACGTTCCCATCAGGATCAGTAGCTTGTAACTGGCCATTCTTCTTTTTCTTGGCCGGCTTCCATCCGAGCCTTTCAACAAGATCGTTGAAGTCGGTCAACGACGCCTTACCCCGAGCATACTGATCAGCCGCATCCTGAAGTTGGTCCCGATGCTGAGTAATCTGATCCATTGGGGTCACGGCTTGTTCTACTCTCATTCCAGGTGTCACGCCGCCCCTAGCAGCTAATCCAGCAGATGCCCCAGCCAACTTTTCAGCCTCAGCTATTCCTGGTTCCTCGAGTTCCGGTCGGCCACGGCGGACATCGGCGACTCTGCGCATCCTACCCATGGACCAACCAGTTGTTGGATATGGAAATTGTATTGGCATTAGCCTAACGTTGCCTTCGGTTTAGCTGTTTGACCTGCTGCTGCGGCAGCACCAAGGAAGGTTGCTGTTCTAGTAGTCAGGGCTCTCTGTGCGGTTGCCTGTGTCGGGGTTGGAGCAATACTAGGCGCTTGTACAGGAGTTGGCGGTGGTGCGGGTGGTGGAGGAATGGCTGGAACTGGGGCTGCTTGCGGGGCAACGATCGGATTGGCTGGCGACCCCAGTGGAGGCGGACCACCCCCACCGAATAGCTTGCCAACGGCTTGTGTAATGAAACTCATGCCACCCTCCGATCTTCTTGATCCGGATCGACCATATCGCCATAAATGTTCTTTGTGTCGAATGGATTGTATTCAGATTGAACAAGTGGCTTCCCCGGACCTATGCCTCCGGCTCCCTGGTGTGCGGCAACGGGTAGAGCGAAGGTTAGTGCAAGAGCGTCAGCAAGGTCCGGGGAATCGAGTCCACGGCGCATCATTTCTTCTTTCTTTTCAAGCTGGATTTCATTTTTGATTGTATACGTATAAGTCGGTCCAACAAGCTGGGCTTTAAGATCAGCATCCGCAGGAATAGCTCCAGATCGTAACCACTGTCGCATGGCTCCCCACATTTCGGCTCGTTTGTTTGCATAACGCTCTCCTTCATTGCCCCAGGCCCAACCTATTGCCTCTGCTTTTGATCCGAAATTAACATCGAACACATGAATATGGAGCGCCCGCAATTGATCGACAACGCCTCCGCCAACTCCCCCGCCGTCAACAAATATCCCATCAACTCTATATCGGTGGAAGCACTCCGACACTTTACCAGCAAGTTCGACAGTGCTTGAGCCTCTAAGGCGTATCGGTGGAATTGACTTCGCATCACGACCCTTACGGAACCAAATAACGGATTCGTTTGCTCCATATCGGGCAACGTCAACTCCTATAACTAGGGCATCACTAGGCATCGAGGTTGCTTCAGCCTGTGTCGCTGCTTCAACGGTTTCTGCCGAAATGAACTCCATCTCGCCAGTCCTTGGGAATACCCCCTTGACACGAATGCGTACGAAGT